TCAAGGGAAGATGGGGTGGCATGAAATGTGCTATTACGTTGTCGGAGCATGGCCCAGGGCCGGAGGGCCGTGGCCGGCGAGGTAGGTGCGTCCTGGAGTCGGACGGGCTCGACCGGCGCGCCGTGGCACGGTGCATGCATGGCCACGGCGGACGGTCGATGCACGACCGCGTTGCTTGCGCAAATCGCTAGCGATATCGCGGTGTTGCGTCGCGGAGCGGCGCAGAACACCGGATAATGCTTGTTATCAGACGTTGCAGGTGACAGGTGAGGCGGGGATACCTTACCCCCACCCGCGGCGACGCGCGCCCCCCCCCTTCTCCCCCACCGAAGCTCACATGCGCACCGACCACCCACCCCACCATCTCCCTCAACCCCCAAACCACCCGCCCATCCAGCCCTTGGCGCCGATCCCACGCGACAGCCAGTCTTTCCTCGTCCCCTCCGGCCACCGATCCTCCCGCGCCCCCTCGATCCTCCCGCAATCACCCCACCTCGCAGCACCATTCCGCAAACCAACGCCCACCCCGCCCAGACTAAGCAACCCCATCACACACTACACAACACAACCCACCACTTCGACTCGTTCCGGCTCGCTTTGACTCGACTCGACTCGCCTCGCCTCACTCCAACCAGACCCGACCCGATTAGACCAACTTTCATGTTCCACGGCTCGCCACTCCTCCTCCCCTTCCCCCCTTACCCCCCCTTCTCCTCCTCATAGCCTAGTTCTTTTCTACTTAGTTATATTTATAGAGAAAGAGGGCCTAAGTGAGATCCTATAGAAACTTCCCTACTCGATTAGAACACCAGCACCTAAGAAAAAAATCGCACCAAGCCATATCTACCGGCACGGTCGCCCCGCGAACCACCCACGCATTCGCACACACTTGGGCTCCCTGCGCCCCCGCGGCCCCCGGTTAGTACCTAACCCTGTCCCGGCCCGCGATCATCGATCCTGGGGCAAATTTGGAAGCCGGGACAACGTGGCTTTGCTGGCTGACGCAAGCATCCGCTTGACAGCATCCCATGTATCGTGTATGCCCGCGCGGCAGTGCGGCTGCCGTTCAGTATCCAGGCGCGGTCGCCAAAACGATCCGGAGGGAGAAAGATGAAAGACAAAAATCTAGTCGTGCGCGTCAGCGCGGATCACATCGAGCGCTGGAAAAACGGCGCCCGGGTGGCGACCAGGGCGGGGCTCATCGACCGAGTCTCGGTTGCGACCTTCGTCCGTTTCGCGGTCGATGCCTACATGGATTCCAGGCCCGGCGCCAACCACGACACCGCCGCGCCCGTGGCCGCGGCAGCCGAAAACGCATGATGGCCAAGGCCGGGGGCCTGCCAGCGATTCTGGCCGGCATTCCGCGACGCGATGGGCGCATCATAGGGCCATGATATATGACGACATCGATCTCGCGGGCTTCTGCGCGCCGGAAAAGCCGAATGTGCGCGCGCCGTTCCGCATAGCTGGCCATGCCGCGGCATCGGACGGCACTGTCGCGATAATCATCCCCATCGGAAAGCGCACGTTACCCGAGTGCCCGGTGGAGTACATCGCCGACGTGATGCGAGAGTGGTTGGCAGTTCCAATGACCCACAGCATGAGACGCCAGGCGCTAGCGGAACAGATACGCCGCAAGCGCAAGCCGTTGGCGATCCTGGGGCGGCAAATATATCCGCTGCACCTCAAGCGGGTGCTGAGCGTCATGACCGGGCCGCGCGTATTTTTTGGCCTACACGGCCCATATCTGTGCATTCGGTGCGCTGAAGCCCTGGGCGTCATCATGGCGCAAGACATCGCAAGTAATCGTCCCGGGCCGGGGGGCGATCTGCGCGTAGCCAGTATACCAAGAAGCGCTGGCGCCGCAGCGAAAAGGCCGGCCGCGAAACCGAAGAGGAAGCGAGCCGTGGCTAGATCGGCATGACTGGAGCGGAGCGGCAAGAACTGCACCGCCGGGCGGTCATGCGGGTGCACCGCATCGTCGGCGGCACGATCGTCAACCGCCGGCCGCGGCGCGCCGACGGAGACATCTACACCAACGGGCGCTGGATCGCTGTTCGAGTGGCCCAGCGGCACAAATATGAGCATGAGACCATCAGCCCGGCGGGAAAGTCGTACCGCTACACCTACGAATGCTATGGCTTCTCCCTGCACGAGCACGGCGACCGCCGCATCAACCCGCACCTTTGGGCGCTGGTAGTGTTCGATAGGCGTCGCTGGCGTGTTTGCCTCGTGCCCAGAGAGCGCCTGCGCCACGTCCTCACCGTGCGCGTCATGTGCGCCGGCCGGCGCCCGCACTGGTTGTGGCGGTACGAAGTGCGCGATGAGCGGGCTCGGATAGCAGCGTGAATGCGTCCCACGATGTGATGCGCAATCTCGTGCAGTATGGCGGAAGGATTTGGTACCAATCCAAGCGGTAGTTCGGTAGTAAGGTGGAGATGCCCTGATGCGATACTACAGGATCAAGAACTGGGCCACCAACTTCGAGACCCACGAAACGCGGAAGCTGGAGTCTTTGCGTTGGGTTGCCCTGCCGAACAAGCATGACGGCCTAGGCTACAGGCGAGTTGCCGCCCAGCCAGACGCCTGCGAGCTGTTCACTGCATGGACCCTCATGTTGCAGGTGGCCTCACGAGGAACGAGGGAGGAAAGAGGCGACCTACTACGTGACGGTGCGCCACTTAGCGCCGAAGATTTGGCGCTCATGACCGGTTTTAGCGTGAAAATTTTCACAAGAGCATTTGAATTTTTCTCTAGCCAGAAGATGGGTTGGTTAGAGATTGTCACTGACGAAAAAGAGCAAGAAAAACAAGCATCCCCCGGATGTCCGGGATCATCTCCCGGGCGTCCGGGAGACGCTCCCGCCCTGCCGGGATTGTTTCCCGCGCCGACCCCGCTGAATGGAATGGAAGGGAAAGAAGGGAAGGGAAGGGTGGAGCGGCCTCCCGGCCGCCCCCGGCCGACCCGCAGATGCCCGGAGGAGTTCACCCTGACACCCGAGCGGTTGGCCTTCGCGGCGAAGGAGGGCCTCCCGGAACCGGAGGCCAAGCAGGCATTCGCCAAGATGCGGGATCACGAATTCCGCACGCCCAGGGTGGACTGGGAGGCTGTCTGGCGCAATTGGGTGCGCGAAGAGGTCAGTCGCCGCCGCGGACCACCGGTGGCGCCAGCAAAGCCACCAGCGCGCAACGAGCTCCAACGCCTAGCCGAGTTGGAGCGCCAAGCCATGAAATCGTGACGGAGACATGCCAGCGACGGTTCACAAGATCGGAGTCGAGCACCAACGCTCAATCGCCCAGTTTTTTCCCCTGCCGTCTGATCCAGACGCGGAGCGCGGGCTTATCGGTGCCGTAGTCGAAGCGGAAACGCGCGGCGGCGCGGGGCCGGACGACGACGTGATTGCGCAGGTCGGTGGTGCTGGGATAGTGGACGATTTCCATCAGCCAGAATTGCGCGCGCTCTGGCAGCTCATGTGCGAACGACACAAGGCCGGACTGCGAAACGATGTCGTGTCGCTCTTCGACGCGATGCGAGAACGTGGGCTGAAGCTGTACAACATCCGGCAAGAGCAGCTGGTTGGCTGGGTAGCCGACTTCGCCGAAGTCATGGGAAGCTTTCCGTCGCTGGCGCTACACTACGCCAACCAACTGCGCGAGGCAGCCACGCGTCGGCGAGCGATGACGCATGCGTGGGAATTGATCCAGCGACTAGGTGGCGACGATCGGCGGCCGTTGGTGGAGTGGTACGCCGAGGCCGTTGGTCCATTGGCGGAAGCCAGCGTGCCCATCCGGCCATCCGTGCCGTTGTCGGAGTACGTGTCCGAAGTGATCGATCACGCCGAGAGGTTGATCGAGAGGCGTGTGATTCAACGGCCTGGCGCGCCGAGTGGATTACGTGAGCTAGACCGCCTACTCGGCGGTTTCCGCGATGGGCATCTCGTCATCATCGGCGCGCGACCGAGCATCGGAAAGACGGCTCTTGGAATCGGCGTCGCAATAGCGATTGCCCGTGCCCACGGCCCCGTTGCGTATCTCTCCGCCGAGATGCCGGCTCGTGAGATAGCCGAGCGCATCATCGCGCAAACCTCTGGCATCGAGCTGACGCGCCTATGGCGCGGACCGCTGGGGCCAGCGGAACATCCGAAGTTGGTTTTGGCCGCCAGTGATGCAAGCAGCCTGCGAATTAGCGTCGATGACGAGCTGCGCGACTGGCCCGCGGTGCTGGGTAGACTCCAGCAACGAGTTGCGCAGGGATGTCGGGTCGTCATCGTGGATTACTTGGGTCTTATGCGAGTTCCTGGAGACGACCCAAGTTGGGAGCGCATCGCAACGATCACGCACGACGCGAAGGAATTTGCCAAACGGCACAAGGTGCCATTCGTTCTACTCGCCCAGTTGAATCGGCAGGCGGCGGATACAAGCAAGGCGCCAACCATGAACGAGCTGCGCGGCTCTGGCGATATCGAGCAGGATGCCGACGTAATCTTGCTCATACATCGGCCCAACGCGCAGAGCGCGGACTCCGACGAAGAGGCCGCGAGCATCATCGTCGAGAAGCATCGCGGTGGGCCTACGGGAGTGGTGAACGTGAAGTGGCGCAGATTGACGGCGCGGTTCGACGATTTCGATCCGGGGTACGACCCGCAGGCCGTCGAGGACGGGAGGTATGGGTGGTGATGAACAATGCACATGACTGGCCGCACTTCGACGTAATGCAAATGGCGGGACAGAGCGCATGAGTATCTTACCGGCGTTGGGACTGGACCGCGTTCCGAGGCGGCGCCCCGAGCAATATCGCATGATGAAAGTCGACAGCCTTTGGCTCCGGAAAACCCTGCGCCTATGTCGCAATCAGCAAGAAAAATTGGCGGTGGGCTCACTTCTTTGCGAGCTATGGCTCAGGATGTCGATAACCGGAGAGTGGGGGATCCCGATGAACAGAGTCGATGTCCTAGCGCATCTGGCCGGAATGGCGCCCGGGGCCGAATTCGAGGAGATTCTGCGGCGCCTAATAGCCATCGACTTCCTATTCGAGATCGACGGCCGCTACGGCATTCTGGACCACTACCACGAGCTACACAAACGCGAAGCTCGCGCTGCCAAGCGTCGCAACAGCAGAGGCAGGCGAAACTATCGCGTCGATTTCGAGAAAGAGGCCGCCCACCCACCGCTTCACAACAGCGCGCCGGTGCACGATCCGAAACTTACCGAAGCGCTCAAGCTCTGGACGCGCACCTTCGGGCCTACGCCGGCAGGTTCGGTTGCTAAGCGCTCGTTGTACCGAATCACGCGATTGGTCGGCTTCGAGCGCGCGGCCGATGCCATATCCACGTATGCGCAGTGGGCCGCAAGGCTACGTCGCCAACCGACGCCGGCAGAATTCGCGTCACGCTTCAACGACTGGCTCAAGTTGCATGACCAAAGCAAGCCCAGGCTTGACTTGTCAGCCCGCCTGCCGTACTTGCCGAGCCATGCCCCTGAAACACAGAATTGAGCCGTGCTACGTGTGTGGTGGTAGGCGACGGGTAGTCGATGGCGCCAGCCTGCGCAAAATGAGGGAAGCGGCCGGCATATCTCGACGAGAAATGGCGCGCCGAATCGCCTGTTCGCACGTCTACCTCGCCGATTGCGAGCGCAATCGTCGTATCGCACCAAGATACGTTATCGACGCATACATCAAGCTCGAACAGTCCGCATGAGGAGGCAGGCATGCAGCCAATGATCATCCTTGATCCATTCGCCGAGCTCCTGCGCGAGCGGGCCCGCCATGAAGAAAGCCTGGAGCTCCTCGAAATGTGGATGCACGCCGCGGCTGCGGTAGATGCCAACGGGCGACGGACCCTGTCTCGCTGCCGGCTGTGCGAGCAGCCGCCGCCCGGATACAACGTGGCCAGATTCAGGGCGGCTTGCCCATGTCGCGCCACACCTAGCGTCGTCGGAAACAATCGCGCGCGCCTCATGGTGAGGATCGTCAAGAATCAGCCGCGCCAGGCGGCCATGGCTATCGACCCACCCGAAGAAGAAAACCCGGCAGAGAGCTTCAGTCTGGAGTGAAAAAAAAGGTTCGCGATCATCTGCGCCAGAACCTTGGGGCGTTCGGACTCTACCTTGAGCCGTCCTATAAGCCGGCCAAGTTCCATCATGAGATCATGATCCCAGCCCTCGAAGGGTTGGCGAGCAGGCGCGGTAAAAACAAGCTGGCGCTTTTCGTTCCCCCGGGTCACGCAAAAACCGAGTGGGGAACGCGCAAGTTCGTCCCGTGGTATCTAGGCAATAACCCCGGACACATCGCCATGACGCTTAGCTACTCGGACATTCTGGCGCGCGACTTTGGCCGGCGCATTCGCGATCTGTGTCGCCGCGAAGAGCTCCTGGAAATCTTTCCAACTCTAGAGCTGGAGAGCGATTCACGCGCCACGCACAATTTTCAGACTGTCGGTGGAAATCGCTACTTCGCGACGGGCTTCAAGGGCATCATCGCGGGGCGGCGCATCGACTTCCTGGGGATCGACGATCCGGTGAAAAGCCTCTCCGAGGCGCGCCAACTGGCAGTCATGAAGGAGCGCTTCGACGTTTATCGATCCGTCGTTGACGCACGGCTCAACCCCGGGGGCATCGTCCTGATGAACCTGACGCGTTACTGCATGGGCGATTTCGCGGACATGGTAATGGAGTACGAGGGCCACGAGTGGGAGGTCATCACGCTCGCCGCGGAAAACCCGGACGGCACTTATCTCTGGGAGGAGCGCTTCGGCCGCGCCCACTACGAAAAGGTCAAGCAGCGCGACCCAGAAATCTGGTGGTCCACATGGATGCAGCAACCACAGAGGTTTCATGACCAGTTCTTCTCTCCGGAGTGGCTCAACTTCTACGACCCGATCAAGAATCCCGTGCCGCGCCACTTTGCCAAGTATATGTTCGTCGATCCTGCGCTATCGACCAATTCTAGCGCGGATCGCACGTCGATCGTCGTGATCGCTGCCGGCCCAGAAAGGAGACTGCTCGTGGTCGACTGGGTTTATGATCGCATCGATCCACTGGTGCGCGCGGACCACGTATGCCGCCTAGTTCGCAAGTGGCAGCCACGCCAACTCATCTACGAAGAACTAGGTCTGGCCTGCGACACGTTTTATCTGTACGAGCGCTTCAAGAAGGAGCGCATTGCTCTGCGCGTCGAGGCCGTCGGGCGGCGCGGTCCGCGCGCCAACCTGACCAAGCAAGACCGGATACGCCAACTCATTCCCGAATTTCGGTCTGGCCGAATTTGGTTTCCTGAGCAGCTCATGCAGAAATGTCACAACGGTGAAACCATCGACGTGATCAAGACCTTCATCGAGGAAGAATACATTCCCTATCGCGGCGAAGGCTCCGTGCGGCACGAAGATGGTCTCGATTCCCTCTCGCGGATTCACGAGCCGGAAGTGCGTTTTCAGCACCAGGCCGCAATCAACACGATAGAAGTCAGGCCGCAGCGCGATCAGAGGCGGGGGTCGTGGGAGGCTTACATCTAGCTTACGGGAAGAGATCTTCGGGGATGTGCGGCAGAGCCCATAGGATGTCGTAACGCTCCCAGAGGTGCAGCAAGCGCATCACTTTGATGCCGCCAAATTTGTCCAAAAATACTTCTGGCACGACCAGGGCGCCGCGTGGAAACATCACGAAGTAGACCGGCGCCCGGGGGCCGGGCGGCATCTTCACGCTCCAATGCGTGAAGTCGCCCCATCGCGGCGCCCAGTGGTACCGCCGGATCCCCTCTGCGGCGCGCCGTCGCCGCTTGCCGCGAAAATGTGGCTTGGTCATTTTGCGCAAACCCAAGCGACCGTATCGCGTGCGTTGCGCGACCAGAGCGATGCCCCATTGCACGCGCTGGTGTGCATCGAGCCAGGCGACGTTGCCGCGATTCAGTGGGTCGTCAACGACGCGATGTCCATGAAACACCAGCGCCGCCAGTAGTCGCCTGAGAAGATAGGACGAACTGCAATCGTGGCGGCTGAAATTACCGCGACCGAAAACGAAGTAGAAAGAGGCTAGCGTTCGCAAAAACGAGTATGTCCGCATGCTCGTTGACTTGGCTTATACCGCCGGCATGTGTTAGACGCGAGAGCCGATGGCAACGACACCGCTCTTCGATGCGACCAAGTCATCAGTGGAGGTCGGCGACAAAATCGACGAAAGCCGCGCCACGAACGAGCGCCCAGCGCCGATCCAGCCGCCGTCGCGTGGTGAAGAACTGCTGCGCTGGATCCTGCGGGAGGTTGCCGCACAGAATGATGCGCGCACGACGTTCGTCAACAACGCGCGCGAAGCCTATCGATTCGTTGCGGGAGATCAGTACGACGCCGAAACGCGCCGCGTCCTGCGCATGAATAAGCGCCCGGACACGGCGTTCAATTCGGTTCAAAAGTTTGTGCGCTATGTATCGGGGATCGAGCGTCGGGCCCCCCGCGCGCTTCGCTTCGAGCCAGCGATCATCGACAACTTGCAACAGCAGAGCTTCGGCGAATACCTGACGCAGGGTTACGAATGGGCGATGTCTCGTTGCGGGGGCTCCTACGAACGTTCGCGCGCATTCGAGGATCTGCTCATCACAGGTATCGGATGCACCGAGACGTACCTAGACAAGCAGCGCGACCCGCGCGGCCTGATCCAGCACGTGCGCATCTCGCCGATGGAGTGCATCTGGCCGGACTGCTCCGACGAGAACCTTCGCACCACCCGCTGGCGCGCCCGCGAGGCGGAGGTGGATAAGGCCGATGCGATTCGCCAATTCCCGAAGTACGCGGGATTGATCGAAGCAATAGGCGCGGCGCGGGAGCAGCGAGCCTTCCCGCCCGGGCCATCGCAAATCTGGTACACGGTGGACTACATCGAGACCGAGCCTATCGACAAAGCCCGCAGAGACCCGTCGTTGCGCAACAAGGTCAAGTTGATGCAGTTTCAATACGTATCCGACGAAGAGGGCCGCTCCTTTCGTGATCCGGTCACCGGCGAATACGTCTGGATGGACGAGGAGGAATTCCGCCGCTACGAGCGCGAGCTCCAGATCCTGTCGCCCAACGTGCGCATACTAGCCGAACGCGCCAATCACCGAGTCTATCGCAGCGCATACGTTCTCGATCGCCAGTACATGCTGGGGGATCCGAAGCGACTGCCCGGCGATCGCTTCACCCTCAACTTCATGACGGGCCACTACGACGAGGACTCTCGGCAATGGTATGGCTTCGTGCGCTTGCTGATGGATCCGCAGCGCTACGCGAACAAATTCTTCAATCAACTGATCGAGATTATCGCGGTGAGCGCCAAGGGGGGTGCCATCGTAGAAACCACCGCTTTCGACGACAATGCGCAGCGCGACGCCTTCAAGCAAACCTATAGCCAACCAGGGTCGGTGAACGAGGTCTCCCACGGCGCCCTAGCGGAAGGCCGCTTCAAGGAGAAGCAGGCCCCGAGCATTCCACCGGCGACGATGACGATGCTGGAGTGGTGCATCAGATCGATGGAGCAGGTCACCGGCCTATCGATGACGAGCCTTGGCTTGGAGAGCGCCAGTGGCGGGGAGATGCCGGCGCAGATGATGCGCCAGCGACAGCACATCAGCCAGGTCCTTCTCGCCCACGAGTTCGACTCGTTGTCTCGCTATCGAACCGAGGATGAAGCGAGGACCATCGCTGCCTTCCTGGGATTGATTGCCGATGGGCGCCTCATTCGCGTGGCTGGCGACTATGGCCCGGAAACGATCAAGCTGCTTCGGGAGCCGTTCTCCCTGGAGTACGATGTCATTATTGACGACACCGATCAGGACCCGATGCTGCGCCAGCAGTATTCGCAATTCCTAATGCAGATCGCTCCGCACTTGTCGCGCATGGGCATGTTCGTCCCATCGATGCTGAATTACTTGCCTTTCCCGGTGAAAGTCAGGCAGGAGATCATTCAGGGGATGATGGAGGAGCGCAAGCGCAACGAGATGGCGGCCCAGATGGGAATCAACCTGCACGGACGCGGGGCGCCGAAAGATCCGCGCGAGACGCAGGCCAAAATCGACAAGCTCAAGGCGCAAACGCAGCTAGAGATGGCGCGCACGGCGGAGATCGTTTCCGGGGCTCGCCGCGAAGATATGCGCGCTTCTACCGAAGCCAGAGAAGCGCAGCAGCGAGCAATTCTAGAAGCGACGCGCCAGGACATGGAGCGCAGCAAGGCGCAGGCCCAGCTGGTCACTGACCTGATGGAAATCATCACCAAGCACCAGGAGCGGCTGGCCAAGCAAAACAGCGGGAGGAACGATGGCTGATCCATTCGAGGAGATGGAGCGTGCAACGATGGATGAATTGGCGCAGCGTTTTCCGGCGCATTCGGCCGAGCTTACGCAGCGCGATTCACAACCGGAACCGGTGCAGCGCGAGGAAGCGCTCGACGTAGCCGATGGTGAATTGCCCGCGGCGCAACCGGCCGAGGGGGCAGAAGATCCAAGCAGCGCCGCAGGCGCAGCGCCGGAGCCGCCTGCGCCCGCCATGCCGCCGGCAACCGAGGCCGCCACGGGGCCGCAGGCAGAGCAGCAACAGCAGCAGCGGCCGTTGAGCTGGAAGCAGCTCCGAGAGATCGAGCGCCAGAAGAAAGCAGCCGAGCAGGAGCTCTTGGCCGAACGCGCCCGCGCCCTTGAGCTCGAACGAAGGCTTCAGGCGATTGAGCAAGAGCGGCTGGCTCGCGAGCAGCAGCCCGGCTGGCAGCAGGAGGCGGTCGAGGCGGATCCCATCGAGCAGCAAAACCAGCGCATCGCCCAACTCGAAGCGCAACTGGCTAGGCAAGCCGAAGAGGCGGCGCTTGCTCAGCAGGCCGCAGCGTTTACCCAGCAGCACCCAGATTATCCCCAGGCGTTCAATTTCTACGTCGAGCAGGAAACGCGACGGGCCCAAGAGAGCGGCGAGCTCGCCGACGCTGCGCTCAAGATCCGACAGAGGGTGCCGCAGATTGTCCGACAGGCCGCTGTACAGCATGGCATCACGGAGGACGAAGCTTCTCAACGCATCGCCTTTGAGGTGCTATTCGAGGAGCGCCGGCAAAGGCTCATCAATGGCGCGCGGGTTCTCGGCCGCAATCCCGCCGAGGTGGTTTACACGCAGGCGCAACTCATGGGCTGGAATGGGAACGGCAACGCGCGCAATGGAGCCGGCGCGGCCCCTGCCGCCGCTGTCTCGGCGGCCGAAAGGGTGCGCGCCGAGCAGGCCGCTACGGCGGCATCATCGGTGCAGGCCATGGCGCGCACAGGTAGCGCCCCGCCCCCGCGCATCCAGAGCCGCGCCGACCTGATGGCGATGGACCCAGAGGCGCGGGCGGAGTACATCGAGAAGATGGATCGCGCCGACCCAAATTGGCATACGCGCCTAGCGTAGCAGGGAGAAGGCCATGACGAAGCGCTGGATACTGACAGTCATTGCTCTGTCGTTCCTGGCAGGTGTAGCGCTAGCGCAAACCGCAACCGAAACCGAGGAACCAACGCAAACGCCGACCGATACACCGGAGCCGACAGAGACCCATACCCCGGCGCCGTCCCCCACGAACACGCCTACAAATACCATCCCCAATTCGCCCACGCGCACGCCAACCATCACTCAAACGTCCGCGCCAACGTTCAGTCATACCAGCACCCGCAGCCCAACCCGAACACCAACCTTCACATTTACCAATAGCCCGACGCGAACACCCACCCCGACCCAAACGCGCACGCATACGGCGGCCGTGCCGGCGACCGCTACGACAACCCCAACCCCCACTTGCCCGCCCGCCAACGACCGCCGCGGGCGCCCGAACCTGACCCTCTGCAACGCGCCGTGCCTGAGCACACCGACGCCCATGGCGTTCGGGACGCCGGTGCCCGCCTTCAATGATCTATTCGGCCGCGTCAAGACCGGCACTTGCCAATCCACCGGGACGGCGCAGGTGCAATTTTTCTGCTACGCGCACGCCGGTCCGTGGCAAGGGACGCCGATTCCGGTCACTACTCCGATTTCATGCCCGGGCAGTGCGACATGGGAAGGGACTTTCGAGCTATGCTTCGGAAAAGTGTCGTCGTGCGCGGGCTCGGCAACAACCAATGCGTGGGTAGATCGGCTTCCGGACGCGGTGGCTCCGGTTGCTCCGTAAAGCAAGGGACGAAAGGAGAAGGCAATGGCAGCAGAAGGACCCGGGATGCACTTAGTGACAGTGCCGGACGAGAACCAGATCGAAACGCACTACTTCATCCAACCACAGAATACGTTCTACCTCCGGGCGAGGCATCATCCTGATTATCTCAATGATCCCGACGTGCGGGATATCGAGATCAAGTTCACGGATGGCTCGACGCTTTCGTTCTTGGGAAAAGCGGGAGAGTAGCCGAAAAGAGGTGACGAGATGACCCTGCGCCAGTGTGTCGTTGGCTTGACCGGTGCCGCGCTGTTCCTGCCGGCGACCCTGGTGCAGGGTCAGCCACTGACGGTCCCGGAGATCGCTGGACAGTTGCGGAGCCTCGCGGCGCGCTTGGACAACATCGACTGTCTTGGCGTAGACCACAGCCTGTTGCTAGACTACTCGCTAACGGCAGCCGTTGCCGGCGCGCACAATATCGAGTTTGGTCCTGCGGGCGGCACGTTCCATCGCCGCGGGCCGTCGTGGCTCAGGGTGCCTGCGCCAACGCTGGAGCCGCCGTTCACGGTACAGTTTCGCGTCGCGCTGGGATCGCTGGCATCCTCGACGCAGGTGCTGTTCTATCTCGGCGGCGAGTCGCCACTGCTGCCGCGCTTCTCGATCGGCGTGACCATGCGCCAGTGGCCACGTGTGGTCAACGTGATTGCGCAGGCGAACGTCGGTTCCGTGCCGCCGACGCAGCCGGTGAATCCAGTGGACAACATGAACGAGACTGTATTCACGTTCTTCGAGTGGCCACTGGACGCAGAGAAGATCATCGCCGTCACGGTGGACGGCCTCGATCTGCGGCTGTACGTCAACGGCGTCCTGATGCGCCGCAAGCAGATGGCCGCGCAGCTCAGCCCGATCACCCGAGATCAGGTGATCTACGTCGGAGCCGAGCCGCCAACGCAGGGCGGTCCCTACGACCCCTTCTTCGGGCGGATGCGTGACGTGCGCGTGTGGAGCCGCGCCCTCAGCGAGCTGGAGCTCGGTGGGTTATGAGACGGCTGATCGTGGCGCTCGGTGCGCTGTTAGCGAACACTGCCGCTGCGGTGACGGTTAGCATTGACCCAGCGACGCAGACCCTAGCCCTGGGTGGCTCAGCGAACGTATCCGTGCGGGTCGATGATTCCAGCACGATCAACGCTTACGATCTGGGATTGAGCTACGACATTTCGATTGTCTCCGTTGGTACGGTCCTGATTGGCTCTGACGCCAGTAGCGCCGGGTGTTTGTTCTCGGCGAATACGCTAGTCGCGGGAAAGATCTGCATTGCGATTGCTTGCGTGACGCCGATCAACGTACCCAATGCCGAGCTGGCCGTTGTGTCGTTTAATGGAGATAACATTGGCGTTAGCCCCGTGGAGTTCGACGCTAGTGGTTGCTCTCCGCCTGTCTCGGGTGGCTGCGTGCTAGAGGACTCCGGCGGCCCCGTGTCGTGCTCCACGGAGGACGGCTCCATCACGGTCGCAGCGGCCACGCCGACCCAGACGCCGAATAGTTGCTGCGAGGACACCGAAGGAAACTGCGCGCAGCTTACGGAGTCCCTTTGCGATTCCGTTGGCGGAACGTTTTTTCCTAATGCGCTTTGCAATGCTGAAGGCGGGGTGGGTCCGGGGAATTGCGTGACGTTGACGCCGTCGCCTCTGCCGACGCAGACGCCAACGCCAACGCCGCTGCCGGCATATGGCTGTTGCCAGGGGGAAGGGGCCTGCTCGCCGATGGGGCCGGGCGATAATTGCGCTCCGCCGGGGGTGTTTCATGTAAACGAAACTTGCGTCGGGGATACTTGCGTCGCTGGATCTGGATGCTGCCAGCGGGAAGTATCTTGTGAGGACCTATCCGGGCCTGATGGATGCCTCCCGGGTAGCGACTGGCTCCTCGGCGCTCAGTGCTCCGAGCTGCTTGGGGCGTGCGTAGCGTCACCAGAAGTCGGTTGCTGCGCTGGGGATTTCGGCGACGGCGCGACGTGCGTCGGGAGCAACCAGACGATTATCGACGAAGCGACGTGCGACGCTTCTGGTGGCACGTGGCATGCGGGAGAAGCTTGCATCGGCGCCCCACTCGAACCCGGTAGCTCCTGCGGCGAGGCGCCGACCGCCACGTCGACCCCAGCCGCGTCTGCAACCAACACGCCTACGAATACGATCACTAGGACACCTACGCTGACACCGACGCGAACACCCACCCCGACCCAAACGCGCACGCATACGGCGGCCGTGCCGGCGACCGCTACGACAACCCCAACCCCCACTTGCCCGCCCGCCAACGACCGCCGCGGGCGCCCGAACCTGACCCTCTGCAACGCGCCGTGCCTGAGCACACCGACGCCCATGGCGTTCGGGACGCCGGTGCCCGGATATAGTGACACGTTTGGCGACGTAAAAACCGGGACTTGTCAAAATTTTGGTTCGGGCGCGGCGCAAGTGCAGTTCTTCTGTTACGCCCACAGCGGGCCGTGGCAGGGAACGCCGATACCAGTAAGCTCTCCGATTTCATGTCCGGGCGCAGCGACGTGGCTAGGAGACTACGAATCGTGTTTTGGGCAAGTTGCCAACTGTAGTGGCGATGCCGCCACTACCGCGTGGATAGACCGCGTTCCGGATGCGAAAGCGCGCATAGCGCCTTAGCGCCGACAGGATGCTATGCTCGGCGACCCCCCCACGAAAGACCGGGCGTAGCGCAAGCGTGGCGCCCCACGCCGCCCAGCGCTCGGGGCGCCACGCGCCAACTTAAGTTGACAAATCGCGCCGCCGTGCGGTAGTAGGAATCAATCAGCGGTGCGTGGCGCTGCCCAAATCCACGCTTTCGGGGATCCGCCGGCCCCGGTGAGCAAGCGGCGGCGCTGACATAGACAGCGAAAACAACCATGCGCGAGGCCAGGTGGGCTGCCTCTCCCGATCAAAGCCTACACGGGGACATCGCGACCCGGCGAGCGCGATGATGTGCAGGCGAGTCGCGGGCCTGAATTGACGCCGCGACGCAACGGTTAATTTCAGGGAGAACATGGCGCATGGAAACCGTCGTTCCAGCGAATGACCCGACCGCTGTTGTCATTTACAGCCATCGGGTGTTTTTTCAGGCCCTGCGGTCATGCACCGCTGCCAAGCTCATGGCGGTGGGGCTGAACGCCAGGGATCAATCGAACTTCGTTCAGTATTTCGACGAACCCAGTAAGGGCCCCGGCGATCAGGTAAAGTATGATCTGATTACCAATCCGCAGGGCCCCGGTGTTCTCGGCGATGCTCCGATCGCCGGGCAGGAAGTGCCGTACAGCTACTTCCAGGATCAATGTGGTCCCTACGTCGGGTAACCGGCGTGAGCAAACAACGTGAACTGCTGGGACGCCTGACCGTGTGGTGATATTAAAACCAAAACCATGAACGAAGGTAATCAGCAGCCAAGCCAGATGAGCAATCGACTCTGCAAAGACTGTGGCGAAACCAAATCACTCGTCGACTTCCCAATGGTCGATCGAGAGAAGCCGCATATCCGCCGACACTTCTGCAAGCCCTGCAATGCCGCACGAACCGAACGGTGGCGCCAAGCAAATTACGAACGCTGGAGATCACTCACACGCAAACACGCCGAGACTAGGACCAAGCCGAAGTATCGTATCCTTCGGCGTGCCATCGTTGCTGCTTACGGTGGTGGATGTTCTTGCTGTAGTGAGCGGACTACTCAATTTCTTGCCATCGATCATGTCAACAACGATGGTGGCAAGGCGCGTGGAGCGCAGCACCCACACAGCGGACTACCGTTCCTTCTGTGGATCATCGACAACAACTTCCCGGATACTCTCCGGGTGCTTTGCCACAACTGCAATATGGGGCGTCAGTTTAACGGTGGAATTTGTCCTCATCTGGAAGGTTCAGAGGCCATCCCGAAAGGGAGTACGGTGAAAGCGACTGTCACCGGAAGCGCGTTGCGTCCTCGTTCTGTGGACGATGATATGGTCCGTTCTCAGCAGAAATGTTGAGCTGCTTCATGAAAAGAAGCGGGTGTCCGTTGGCGACGGGCGCTGAACAGTAAAGACATTGGTAATCAATCAACAGCGGCAGGCGATGCTCCTCGTTGGCCGCATGTCGCAGCAGAGAGTTCCCTATTCGATGCGCGATGCGGCCAAGACCGGTCTGGCCAACTGGTGGAAAGACATGATGGACGTTGGCCTTCTCAACCAGCTGGCCGGCAACACTGCACAGACCAACGTCGCCTACACCGGGCTCCAGGCGCCGGTTGCGCCCGACGCGGATCACTGGATTCTCGCTGGCGGCGCCGCCAATGAAGCCGCCCTTACGAGCGCCGATGTGTTTTCGGTGGACCTGATTCCGGCCATCGTCGCCAAGGCGCAGGGCGAGCTGATCTTCCCCATCAAGCCGGTGTTGATCAAGGGCATCGAGGTGGCAGGCGTGCTGTTCCTGACGGCGCAGCAGGTGCGCGATCTCAAAACGAACTACACGCAGGGCGAGTGGGGTGACATCTATCGAGCCGCATTGCAGGGCGGACAAGTCACCGGCAATCCGATTTTCACCGGGGCCATCGGGATGATCAACAACGTCGTGCTGCACCAGGACACGCGCTGCCCGTGGGGGGATAGCTCGCAGAACATGGTGCTCGATCCCCTGAGCGGAACGATGGTGGCTGCACCGACGTGCCTCGGCGCGCCGGCGGCGGGAACCACCAATGTTGGTCGCGCCGTTTTCGTCGGCGCCCAAGCCGCGGCTCTTGCCTGCGGCGCGGACAAGGCACAAAGCGGCGAAGCCCTGAAGGTGAACTGGTACGAAGAGCTCCTCGATGCCGGCAATCAGCTGCGAATCACCGCCGGCATGATCTGGGGCTTGAAAAAGACCCGGTTTAACAACCAGGACTTTGGCACCATCGTCGTATCGACCTGGAACGCTCCGTCGTGATAGAGGGGCGCAAGGGGAGGACTAGACATGCCCACGGTTTATTACTCGGATAATTACAAAACCGAGCCCATGTGCGAGGCGCCCGGCGCCGGGATCGTCGTGGCTCGAACTTTCATTTTCACCGTGACCGCGGCGCTCGCGGTAGACGACCAAATCCTGCTCATGCCGCTACAGGGGAAGAATCTGCCGGGATTCACCCTGCTGGGATTCTCCGTTGATATTCCCGACCTGGATAGCGGATCTGGATTGGTGCTTCAGCTCGGTGACGACGACAATCTGGCGCGCTTCGTTGCGCCAGGATCGGGAGGGTCTGGCAGTATCGGTCAGGTCGCTGGCCGCTTCAGCTCTGCCGTAGGGGTAACCACCGGATCCGGCACGGTGGCCGGCGGCGCGGTCTACGGGTCGCTGCCCGTTTCCTACACAGCAAACAAGAATCTGATTCTCTCGGTGCAGACGGGCCCGGCGTCCGGAGCGACCAGCGGCGTGATCCGCGGCAGCGCGACGTTCGCCCAGTTTGGCATCCGCTCGGTGTAGGTCATGGCAGACGGACCAAACAGGCCCTTCCCAGACGGCTATTGTGGAGGCGGGGAGCTGCCAGACGACCTCGCCCTGGATCGGATGGTTTATCCCGAGGACTGCATGAAGCCTAGCGCTGGACAGCGCTTGAAGTGGGATTATGGTCGCGAGTCATACGAGGACTTTTTGCGACGCCAGGAGGCTGCCGACGCCGAGGAGCAATTGAGCAAGCTTCAGCGCGATAGGCGGTTCGAGATTACCGAAGGCAGCGTTACCGGGCGGCATCCTGGGCCGCCACGAACGCCCTGATAAGGAGCATGGTCATGATCGAGAAAAAGATGGAACCGGGGATGGACGATCCCCAAGCACAGACTGACCGTAGCGGCTGGACGATTGGCGCCGGGATGCCGACCGGCAATAGCGACCGCGTCTCCGTGATGGCTGGCGGCGGCCCGGAGGTCGGCAACAACTACGACGAGGATCCGCTCGGCGAGGAGTACAAGAAGGTCACCTACTCCAGCGGCGGCGGCGGCAGAACGGCCGACGCGCCTCAAAACTACGACAAGGAGTAAGGTGCCGGCCAAGTCCGAAGCGCAACGGCGGCTCGCGGGCGCAGCTCTCGCCTACAAGAGGGGGCGCGCCCGCGAGCGCGCCTCGAAGGCCGTGAAGGAAATGGCCGATATGCCGGAAGAGTCATTGCGGCACTTTGCCTCGAAGCACCACGCCACCCCATTGAGGAGTCATAAACGATGACCGATGCGAAGGGTATCGTGAAGCAAGTGTCGGGGTTCATCCGGCGCGAAGAGGCCGAGATCCCAAAACTGAAGGACATTAAGCGCGCGGCAGAAAAGCTAGCTAGCAAGCACCACGCCAAGCCAATGCGCCACCACAAAAGCTGATGGCTGGTTGATTGGAGGGGTTATGGAACCAGGAAAGAAGTTTCCAGATGGGCCCGCGCGGCCGATGAAGAAGCAGGTGGCGACCGATGGCGTACAGCCGTCCGGCAGGGGCATGCAGTTCCAGAGCGGCCCGGGCCGACAGAAGTCACTCAATCCAGCAAAGACGCAACCGAATACGATGAGGTACTTGGGGCACCGCTAGCCGGCGCGCTGCGAGGATGGACCTTCGCGAGAAAGTCTACGCACTACTCATCGCGCTTTCCGTGGTTGGGACAATAGCGATGTGGTGCTGCTTTGCGCGCTGGCTACTTAGATGACCTACGGCGAACTCAAGCAACAAGTCGCCACCCGGCTGAATCGCCCAGATCTCCTGACGGCGGTTCCTCCGTCAACCGTTGCGATAATCCCATCAATGGTGGCGGACCGTATCCGCTTCTACCAGAAGGCGCTTTACGCTCCCTCCGAGACCCTGGACTACAGCATCACGTGCATTCCCGGCCAAAGCATTTATCCCTTTGCGCCCTATCCGTCGCTGGTGAACGTGCAGTCGGTTTTGAACGTGAGGCTCTTGCTTGGCGTGTGGATTCCGCTCACGAGGGCGCCATGGTACGAGGAGCTCCTGGCCGTCGATGTGGTAAACCCCCCATTCCAGACGCTGCCAGCGTACTGGGCAACCTACGGCGAAACGCTTCGCCTGTACCCAACGCCCGGGCAGCCCTACCCCCTGGAGCTGATGGTCTCCGCCGCGCCGCCGGAGCCGGTCAACGATAGCGCGACGAACTTCTGGACGGACAAGGCCGCCACCCTGCTCATCGAGGCAACCTGCGCCGATATATGTCGTCTAGTGCTCAACGACGAAGCTAGGGCGACACAGCACCAATGGGCGACCGAGCGTGAAGCGAAGTCCTTGCGCGACTACACTGCGCGACTGCGTGGGCCGTTCATGATCCAACCGCACCTATGAGGGGACGATGCCGCAGCCGATGCGACCAATCCCCGTTCGCAGTTTCGCCCCAGATCAGGACATCATCACACCGGGGATCCTGATCGACGGGAACGATATGTACCCCACGCCGCGTGGGCTTAGGACATTGCCGGCGCTGCACCAGGTAACGGAAAGCTTGACGGGCCCCTGCCTTGGCTCATGTGTAGTCACCACGCCGGAAGGGGTCCAAATGGTAATCGCGGGGACGCGCGACGATTTATCTGTGGTTCTCTCGCAGGCGCTGAGTCCCGCTTCGCCGGCGTCTTGGGGGACGCAGGGGCTGCCACCCACGCAATTCGGGCGCCCCGTGCGCTGGCGATTCGCCTACTACAATAATTTGGTGTTCGCGGCGGATGGCACGCGCAAGCCGCTTTACGCCACCCTGACCGCCTTGACGCTGACGCCAACGGTGGCATGGCAGGATGTTCCGGATTCACCGCCCTACGCCAGCATTCTGGCGTCGTCCGATTACAGCCTCTTCATGGTCGGCGACAATCTCAACGCGGCCGGAGAGGTGGATGAGTGGTCGAACCGTTGGTGGTCCAGCACCAACCCGTTCATTTGGGCATCGGGAAGCATAGCCAATCTGAGCGTCAATGGCAGGCTGTCACAGACGCCGGGGCCAATCGTCGCAGCGCGCGCGCTGCGCTCGCAGATGGTGCTTTACAAGGCGCAGGCGATTTTCATCGGTCAACTGGTCGGCCCCCCGCTAATTTGGTCTTTTACTGAAATTTCGCGACAAGTGGGGGCCGTGAGTCAGGAGGCCATCGTTTCCGTCGATGATGTTCATTACTTCCTGGGCCCAGACGATTGGTATCGGTTCGATGGATTCTCGGTGACGAAGCTAGAGAATCAGCATCGCAATTGGTTCTTCGAGAGGCGCGCCGAGGCCGGCGCGCCATGGGTAGTGGGCCGATTCGATCAGGCGCGGGCGCTGATCTTTTGGCACTACAAGACCACAGAAGGCGCGGTCGACTCCGATCAGACTGCGGACGAATGGGTCTGTCTGGATGTGCGAAGCGGAAACTGGACCAAGGGGAATCGCGTTGTGCAAATGGCCACGGACGGGATCTCCCCCGGCACCGTCTCATCGCAGGATTTCGGCCACACGCAGGGAATCTTCCTGAATGACAACGCCCTTTATTTGTACGCGCGCACCGGGCAGGGAGCGAGCCCGGGGTCCTTTTTTACCACGGGCGCGCTTGGGGACCGGCAAAATATGTACCAACTGTCGCGCGTGCGTCCAGGCTACAACATACTCAATGGTACGCCGAGAATGACGCCGCTCAACGCCTACTCTCCCGGATCACCATTCGTTGCCCAAGCGGCCGTAGAATTATCCGCTGACGGCTGGTTCAATTGCCTCAACACGGCACGACTGCAATGCCTGAAGTTCGAGAGTGACGATGACGTTGCCATCGCCGATTACCAGGTGCAAATCTCGCCAGCGGGAGATGTCTAATGCCGGAGCTCGTGCCAGAGGCTACGCCGCCAAAGCCGCCGACTTTGTCGCGCGGCGGCGGCCGCGATGCCGGCCTCATCGGTGACAATCAGCAGCTGCAAAGTCACTTCGAGCACGCGCTGGTCGTGTACATCCAGCAGCAGTTGGCCCCAATGCGCGCGGCAATCAACTGGCTAATCCAGCAGCAAGGGGTCCGCAATCTGATTCCAGACTCTGACATCAAACGCCCCGCCACGCACTGGAACATCGGCCCCGGCATGGGCCTGCTCGATGGAATTGGCTGGGGTGGTGGCAGGGGATTTTACACGACCGGTGGCCCCGTGACGGCCGAGGCGGTGAGCGACCCGTTCGTTGTCGTGCCTGGCGGCGATCAGTACGTGCTCAGCGGCTGGATCGACGCCAGGCAGCTCGTGAGCGGGTCCGCGTCGTGGATCGTGCGCGATGCGGTTACCAATGTCGAAATAGCCAGAGCGACGCAGGAGCTGGGGCAGGCCGGCCGCGTCGAAACAATCGCGGAGATTCCGGCGACCACGTTGACGGCGGAGGTGGTGTTTCACGTTGTGTCTGGCGTCGGCGAGGTGATAGGATCGCAGCCGCAAATGGAAATGCCACGCCTTGCCGGCCACATCGGCGTGACGCGGCCGAGCGCCACGCTGTACCGCTCGAACGAGGGGACCTGACGTGTCCCTTGATCCAAATATCGCAGCAGGATCCGTAAGCGAAGCGTTGCGCCATACTCATCGGCTGGATGGGTGGGCCATGGGCTGCGGTCGCGACGGGCTGCATATCTGTCGCATCAATCGCATTGAGCAACTGGCAGCTCTTTGGCCGTGGATGAAGCAGGAGCTCATTCACTTGCGGAAGAAGAATGCCGTGCGCTCGCACTGGCTGCCCGAGCACGTCCGCCAAGAGATCATAAAGGGCCTGGCTGGCAACAATCTCGTGGAGTGCTTCGTGGCTCACGACGTTCGCGCTGAAGCCGAATACGCGCGCGGGCTGCTAGTGTGCTATCCGCAAGTGGACCCCTTCATCGGCTTGGCGCTGACGTGGTTTGTGTGGCTCGGGGTTTGGGGGCCGGATATCACCGACGCCCTAATATCCGAATTCGACGACATGGCCAGGGCTCGTGGTTTTACGAGCTGGGAGTGGGGCACTTCGCGGAAGGGGTGGGCGAGGCGGATGGAGAAGCATGGCGTGAGTCTGGTAGAATACCGGCTCGTGAAGGAATTGTGAGATGGGATCGAGAAGCAGCACTACCACATCGCTGCCGGCGTGGGCTCGCCCATACGCGGAGATAGGCTTACGAACGGCAACCTCGCTGGTAGCGCCCGGTAGCTTCGATGCAAAAACCGGCAAATTGCTGCCTTTAGGGGAGGGTTTCAATCTCATTCCGTTCGACGAGGGCCTTGGACAGCAAATTGCCGGTTTCGGCCCGGACCAGGAGGCGGCCATGGAGTACCTCCGCAGGTCCGCTGACACATCGGCCGACATTGCCGGGGTCGGCGTTGAACAGGCGAGAAGGACCCTCGCTGGCGATTATTTGCACCCGGAGAGCAATCCCTATCTAAGCGGCACTTACGACGCTGCGACTCGCGCTTTGACCAATCAATACCAGCAGGCAATCGCCCCCGGAAACATGGTCCAGGCGATGCAGGCTGGTGGATTTGGTGGCTCCGCGCAGGACGAGCACAAGCAGTACAGCCAGTTTCAGCTGGGCCAAAATCTCGCCGACCTCGCAAGTCAAATTTATGGCAACAACTACCAGGCGGAGCGGGCCAATCAACTCGCGGCTGCCGCGAACATCCCAGCGCTGCAAGCGGCCATCGAAGCGCCCGGTCAATCACTGATGGGGGTTGGTACGCTTGAGCAAAGCCAGCGCCAAACGGAACTAGATGCCGCCCGCACCAACGCGGAATTGCGGCAAGAGTACCCGTTCAAGCTGCTTTCGTACCTGCTTAATGCGATAGGAACAGCGACTGGCGGCGGCGGTCAGGTAACCGCAGGAACCTCGAAGTGAGGGAGGGTTGGCATGTCAGGGATTTTCGAGACACTCGGGATAAGCGGAACGGCCGCCGGCGGAGGAGGCGGCGGCGGCCTAAGCGGCGGCGCGCTAACCGGAGGGGGCGCTACTGGTAGCAATGCTACGCTAATAAGCGCGCCGATGACCTCCGGTGCGATTCCCGGAGCGGCCCCATCGAGCGGCCTTTTGGCGACTCCAGGTTTAGGCGGCGGTTTTAGTGGCGGCCTTACATCCGGGTTGATACCGGGTGGCCAGGGGGGGCTTCTTTTTGGCCCGACGCTTTCTAGCGGCGGCAACCTCGGCATTTTGGGTACGCTAGCCTCTGGCTCAATTGAATCATTGAAGAATGCGTTGGCTTACCCATTCCAAAACCCGAAGAACTTCGCTGACACAATCACTACGGGTGGGGCGGCGGCTCAAGTCATAAAAGATCTTGTGTCGCCAGGAGGCGGAGCGACCGGCGTGGCGGGCGGCCGAACCGGCAGCGAGACCTTAAATGCGCCAACGTTTTCTACAGCTTCCCCTCGCCCGGCGCGGCCAGAATACTCACCGGCCGAGCGGTTGGCGATGGCGATGAGAAGTGCCGGGAGGTGACGCTATGGCATCGTTCGGGGCTGGCGGCGGCAGCGCCACCGGCCAAACCGGAGGCATTGGTTATGGAAAAATCCTGGAAAGCCTCAAGCTGCGCGATGCGGCGCAAAGCGCAATGAACCAGATGCAGGATCAGCAGTTGCAGGGCGGTATTTATCAAAGCGCCGTGCGGCCAGGGCAGATCCTCAGCCCATCTCAGCGTTTGGCGATGGTCATGAGGCAGATCGGGAGACTCTAGCATGGGAGCGCGCGGATCGTCCGGCCCCAGTGTTCCTTTTGGCATGATCGGCCAAGCCGGCTTTGGCAACTCGCCTACGGGATCGATCAATTCGGCCTTAATGGCGCCGCCGTGGTCGGCTAGTCCGCTCACCGGACCCGGCATATCCAGCGCACCGCCCGAACTTTCCGCGTACCCGGCGGATTCGCGTCCCACTCTCGGCTCAGGGCAGGGGCAAAAATGACTCAGGCACTGGACCCGATGGCCTTTCGTTCACTATCCGGCGCCCAGTCGCCGATTGCGCCAGCCACAGAGGGCGCGTCGGCGGGAGATTGGGCAAAGATGCTGATACCGGCCGTCATTACCGGCGCAGCGGCGGCGATGTCAACCCCGACGCCGTCGAGCGACATGCAAGCGGCCGGCCGGGGATTGCTAGGCTTCATGGCCGGCCTCGAAAGCCAGCTCCCTCGCGGAGCCAGCGCCAAGGACCGCTGGTATCTCGCCCGCGCTCAGGAAATCGAGCGGAAGCGGGCGCAGGTGGATGCGGAGCTCGCCGATGAGCGACGACTACTGGAGCAGCTCGACGACGAGGATCGCCTGGCGTACCGCGCAGACAAGGCCGGCTTCGCCAAGCAATACCGCCTGCGCAGATTACGCCCCGACTTCGAGCGGAGCCTGCGCCAGATGGGCATTGCTGACGATATCATCGCGGGTATCCCAACCGATTTGCTCCCCAACCTGTCGGCGGATTTGGTCAAGGAAAAATGGAAGGCGGAGCATCGACCTGGGCCCGCCCCGCAGTACCAGCAGACCACCGTGCTCGATGAGGACGGGGTGCCGCGCCGCAAAATCGTGGAGCTCACGTCTGGGAAAACCTGGGATATCGGTGCGGCCCCTGGGGGCAGTGAGCGGGCGCCCACGACAAACGAATTAGCCATCCGAGCAATCAATGGCGACCAAGAAGCGGCTGCTGCGCTTGCGGTAGCCGGCGGCCTCGATCGCTTCCTGAAGGACCTGTCCGCTCGCGCGGCGGGAATGGGCGGCGTTGTGTCGCCGGAGATTGCTGCCCTCACGCCAGAGCAGGCGATGGATAAGTTGGTGCTTCTCAATCGGATCGATGTTTTGAGGCCGACTGTCGGCCGCGCGATTTTGGACGCGACCCGCGCCGAAGGCAGTGTTCCACGTGAAACACCCTCGGTGGAGGTGCCCCCGGGGTTCCGTCCGCGGTGATGGCAAATGCCGATCGTATTCGAGGATGAGTCCGGTCGCCTGTTTGAGCAGACAGACCCCAACGCGAAGCCATTGCCGGGCTGGATCCCCGTTCGCTGGTTTCGCGGGCCGGACGGTCGCGAATACGAGCAGGTAGACCCAGCGGCTCCCATACCAGAGAATTTCGAGCCGATTCCTACGCGGCTCAATCAAGAGAAGGTGGCCGGGCAAGGGATGGCAATCCCGGGCGAGCTCGGCTCTGGGCAGGCGCAGGTCGAGTTATCGAACCGCGCGATTCGCAATGCGCAGCTCGAAGCCGCAAGGCGAGCCCGGGCAGTGACTATTCAGCCACCCGCCGGAGCCATTGGCACGACCGGCATTGTCATCGAAGATTCGCCCACCCTGCGGAACAAGGAGAAATTAAAGAACGCCATTAGCGCGGCAGAGACCATCGAGGATCTTCAGCGCGTCATCGAGATGGAGGGCGCAACGGCGCGCCTAGTGCAGGAATCCGATGCGCTGGCGCAAGTTACCGGGCGCAGGCCGCGCCACGAGAAGCTCCCGCCTCCGCTTTCCGAGGATCCGGTATCCCCGGGCCTGCTGCAAACTGCCGTTGATTATCTCACGCGACCAATTTCAGCCATCGCTGGTGCCGAAAAGGCGGCCCTTGAGGGCGGCAATGTCTCGCAAGCCGTCAAGGACGCACTATCCGGTCGCACCAAGACATTCAGCGAGGATGCCCTAGAGGCCGCCGGGTTGCCACCCGGTCCACCATTAGTGAGCGTCGAGGGCTCACTTGGCTTCGGCGCCCAAGCCCCGCCGCCCATACGCGCAACCCTAGCGGAAGTTACGCCGCGCGAGCTCGCCGGTGCGGCCCTAGACTTTGCCCAGGACCCGCTGAGCTACGCTTCCGTCGGCACTAGTCGCGGCCTGCGGCTGGCCGATGGCACCATCTTGAATCCCGCTGGCCAACGCGCGTTCGCCAGGGAGATAGAAAAGCGCGTTGCACGCGGCATGTCGGCGAAAGAAGCGCGGGCGGCAGCCGAGAAAGTGGTGGCGCGCGTCGCCCCGCGTTACGGCTGGATCGATAAGGGCGGCATCAAGTTCGCTGGGGCAACCATTCCGGGCACCGGAGCGGCCCAGCAGACGGCCAGTGAAGCGCTCAAGAGAGCCGCCCTTGCCGTCAACAGCACCGAGGCCGGCGCAATGCTCACGCAACGCCTGCGGCGGATTGCGTCGCTGTACGACCGGGACGCCATGGTGCGCCCGTTCGAGCAGTACGTCAAGGACAAGCAACGATATCTCGACATCGCGACGGCCGACCGTGAGGATATCGTGGATTTTGCTACGGCCACTTTTCACGGCCTGAGCGATGACGAGGACAAGGTCATCCGCTGGGCTATCGAAAATCAGAGCGTGCCGGAGCCATTTGGCCAAACCGGGAAACACTGGCTACCGTCGCGTCCGCGCGGAACGCCGAAGCCGCCGCCGATTTCCCCCCAGGGCTTGCGTTACCCAACCTACGAGTTCGATACGGAGGTAAAGTGGCTACGCGGCGAGCCGCTGCCGGCAACGCCGGATTGGAAAGCCGGCGATGAGCTGAATCTTTTGGCTGGCCAGCCGTTGCCACCGCGACTCCAGAATGCAGCGCTAAGGATCCAGCTTGCGGACCAGATGCGTCGCGCAGAGGAAATCCGACGCGGCGTCGGCGACGCCGCGTGGGAAGATTACATGATGCACGCCTTCCGCAATTACCCGGCGGTAGTTGCCGGCATCCGGCAACAGCTCCCCGGGATCTCCATGCACGATCTTCAGCGCAAATTTGCCACGCTGGAGCAGGCGAAGGCGGCGGGCCTTGAGCCCGTGACCGAGAAGGCGAGCGAGCTGTTCATGTTGCGCGAGATAGCCAGCTCCAGGGCAATCCGAGCGCAAGAGCTGATCGAGGACGTAGCGCGAACATACGGGCTGACCGCCGCCGGCTTGCCGCTGCGCCCGAATCCCGCAATGCCGAAGTGGGTAGAGAGAATTTACGCAAGGACGAGCAAGGATCTCGTTGAGGCGCCAGGCTTCAAGACCGCCAGCGGGGAACCGATCTACATCCCGCGCGCCATAGCGGAGGACATTGGATCATTGGCGCCGTCACAGCGAAACGAGCTGCTCAAGGCATACGATGGCATCCAGAATCTGTGGAAGGGTGCGGTCACGGCAATTTTTCCCTCATTTCACGTTCGGAACGCCACCACGAATATCGTCAATTCATTTCTAAAAATCGGCATAGAGGCCCTGAATCCAGAGAGACACGCACAGGCGCTGCGCATCATGAAGGGCGCCAGCGGCACCTTCACCACCAAGCTCGGGCAGAAGTACAGCTATGATGAGCTCAGGCGCGTATTTCGCGAACACGGCCTAGAGGGCGCTTACGGAGATAAGCTCGCGTTGCGAGTGACGCGCGGCGAGCGAACGCTATCCGAGATGATCCCGCCCCTTGAGGCGGGGCGGCACGTCGGCAGCTTTATCGAGGACGAGGCGCGCATGGCGCTACTTCTTTCCGAGCTGCGGCGAGGGGCCTCTATCGAGGATGCGGTCAGCACCGTGCGCGAGGTGCTTTTCGATTATCGAAATAGCCCCTGGATCGAGCGCGAGGTTCTTAGTCGTGCGCTACCATTCGTGAAATTTACCGCCCGCAACGTGCCTTATCAGGCCAAGATGCTCCTCAAGGAGCCGGGTCGATATTCGGCCATACTGAAGATCTTCGCGCAGCCGGGCGATCAAGCTGAAATCGAAAAGGGGTTGCGCAATCTGCCGGAGTGGGTAGCGGAGGGGCTAGCCATTCGGACGGGCGCTACGGATAGCAGTGGCAACGAGCTGATTCTGTTCGGCACCGGGCTGCCGATGGAGGATCTGAACCGGATTTGGCCGCAATCGCGAGCCAGCGACTCCAAGGCGTACAAGCTCTTTCGGAAAAACTTCGTCCAGATGCTCGCCCCGCTGGCGAAGTACGTTGCCGAGCAGATCTCCCAACGTGGGGCCTTCGAGGATCGGCCGCTCAAGGATCTCGATCAGATCTACGCTGGCTACGGACCGCTGGTCGAAAAGCTGCCGCAGGCAGTAAAGGACTGGCTCGGGTTCGAGAAATACCATGACCGGCGCCTGGGTGTCAGGTACAGGATGGACCCATGGGCGCTCCAGCTTCTGCGCGCCTATGTCATGTCGAGGCTCTACTCGACCGCGGGCAAGATGCTGGATCCTACCACCGATCCAGATACGCAGGCATTGAATTTACTGACTGGCCTTCGGATCAGCGCCATATCGCCAGAAAGATCCATTTACCCGGCCCAGAAGGAGCGCTCGGCAGAGCGCCAGGGGGCCGCGAGCGAAGAGAAGCGCCGGCAGATTCGCGCGCTGCTGGCCGGATCGCAGATTGCCGAACCTGACGAAATCGAGGCGCTTCTGGACAAGGGATACACGCTTGAACAGATGGAGGCCGAAGGGATTTTGCCGCGAGGTTTTCTGGGTAAGGCCCTGGGCCCGATTCCAGAAACAGCGCCTACGCCATCGCCGGCTCCATCGCCATCGCCGACGCCGTTGGCGGGCCGGGGGCTCCACCATCATTACCGACGTATTTACCTGAAATGAAGAAGCTGAGCGGAAAGTGGGCGGTGTTCGCAAAAGGAGAGGGGGCCCCTGTCGCTTCCTTCCCGGGGAAGGCCCAAGCTGAATCATTTGTGCGGCAACTAAAACAGCGCAATCCCGACGCCCAGTACGCAATCTACCCAACGTCAACGGAAGCTTTGGTGGATTATCGAGCGCCGCACTTTCAGCCCGTCGGCAGGGGTGCCCATAGAAATCTCGACCCGCTCAATAAAAATTTAGTGGCCCACGTTCGGTTTGACGTGCGACCAGATGCGGACGGCAGGATAACCCTCTTCATCGAAGAGATTCAAAGCGACTGGCATCAGGAAGGCGCTAGGTTCGGCTACTACGATCCACGCATTCTTCATCCTAAGATAGACGAACTTACCGCCAGGTACACCGATGCCATTCATGAGTATAACGACCTCCGGGCGGCATACGAGAAAGTGGCGCAGTCTGGCAAGCTGCCCGACCACGAGCGAATAGGAGCCCTAGTGGCGGTCAAGAATGCCGAACTGGAAATGCTAAAGCTCAAACATGAGCTGGAAGCGGCGCGAAATGCCACCTCCGGCGTGATCGATGCGCCACTGAAACACACATGGCCCATGACGGCAATCAGGCGCATGATCCGCTACGCCGTCGATGAAAACATTGATCAAATCGGCTGGACAACCGGCCGCACGCAGTCGGATCGCTACAATCAGACACTTGCGAACATCACGGTCGCGGAGCAAACGCCCGATGGCGAGTGGGTCGTCATGTTCAAGAATTACCGATACCCCACGGTGCTAAATCGGCCCCAGGCCGCTGAGCTAGAGCGGCTCCTTGGCGACAGGCAGCCGATCGTGCGGGATGGCGGCACCAAGGTGTACGATCTCCATCAACAACCCTTGACTATATCATCCGCGGGGATGCGCGCATTTTACGATGAGCGCCTCGTCAATAGCGTCAACAAATGGGCAAAGAAGTACGGGGCACAAGTCGAAAAATTTGAAGTCGCGAAAGAGCAGCCATGGCTGATCATACCGCATCCCGTCCCCGGCAGCCCGAATGCGGTATGGGTCGAGAATCGAAAGACGGGGCAGCTTCAATGGTTCGGGACGCCCGCAGCGGCCCAAGAATTTCTTAAGGGGAGAAGGCAGCGGGTGTCGACGGAAAAGGCTTACCGCTTGCGCATTACGCCGCGGATGAGAGAAGCCGCAAAGAAGGGCATGGAGATTTCCCGTATCCCGACTCAGAGCATGGCGGCATGAATCAGGACGATCAAGCAAGTACACGCACCAAGAGCGCCACGGCGGCGCTCGATGCGTTGCGGTACGCGAGGCGACTCGCGCCGATAGCCGAAGTGCCCGCAGCCGTCGTCACGGGCGCTGCTGCCATGCCCACTGCCGGGCTCCGCGGCTTGCTTGCGCTGGCCGCTGGGGCTAGTGCCGAAGAGGCGGCTCGGCGCATCGCCGAAACGCAGGACGCCTTGACGTACTCGCCGCGCAATCCGCGGGCTCGCAAAATGCTGGAAGGCGCCTCGGATTTAATCGGGCTTCCGTCTCGCGGCGGCGCAGCAATGGCCGACGTGGCCACGGAAGCAATTCCGGCGCTCCGCCGCGGTGCGCGCGATTTTCGGACGGGGCTGCCGTCGGCGCCGCGGGGCTCCGATGAACCATCTCCGGCGTTGTTGACCGGGATCTCCATGGCGCCAGATATCGCCGCGGGCGTTCTGGGCGCCAGAATGGCCGCGAGACGCGCGCAGCCGCCGCGGGCCATGGGTGGCATCGTCGGTTCCGAAATCGACGCTGCCGGGTCAATTCCGGGCGAATCGGGGCCAAGTCCGCGGGTGACTCGATCCATGGCCGACATGGCCGCGAGCGGGGAGGCCATCAGCCGCGTTGCGGGACAACGCGCACGGGGCGAGCGGCTGTTCAAGTATGACACCCTGCGCGGCAAGGTCTCTCCGTTGCCGCTGACCGTCGATGCTGTCGACGTGCAACCTGGGCCCAGGGAAATAATCCTGCGTGCGCGCCCGGACGGTCGAGTGGAAATCGATCAAGGGAAAGTGGGCTCGAAAGTGCCCCCGGGCATCCTGAAGCGCGCCCAAGAACACTACGAGAAAATGCTTGGGCCCGCCGGCGGCGCCCCAGACGATAAAGGGCTCAAGCCCACGCTGCCAACCACCGAGGCCGAACGCCAGGCGATGATCAAGGCGGCGGAAAAAGAAGAGGCGGGCGCGTCGATGACCTCCCAGCAGTTCAACGAGATGCGCTACAAGGGCGACCGTCCGCTACCGGGAGCGAAAGTGGCGACGCCAGACGACCCATTCGTGATCGATTACGTCGAAGGGGCGGACGTGCCCGTCGAGACGGCAATCAAGGTTATCCAGGCCAACTACAATGACACTTTCGCGAACAACGAGCGGATCGCGGGACGCCCCGTGCCGCCTATCGAATTATCGATGGATCCTAAGAAGGCGCTAAAGGCCGTGGTTGCCGGAGCCGCGCTTGATCAAATCATTCAGGAGCAGTCGCGGGCGCCGGACCGCAGCCTTGCCGGCATCCCCCTCGATGAGGACGAGCACCGCGCCCTGACTGAGTTGCACGAGCGGCTGGTTCGCCAAGCTACCGATTCACTTCGCGGGGCCACCAGCTTCCATGACGCCGCTGCCGATATGCAGCGCGAGGTGGCTACCGCGGCCATCCGCTACGCCGAACGCATGGCGCGCGCCCACTTCGTCAACGCGTCGCCACGACTCAAGGCAGCGCTGGCGGCTCGCATGGCCGAGCGCCGCAGCAACCAAAAAGAACGGACAGAGGCGGTTAGCAAAT